GCCACTGTCCTTGTAAGTGTTCAGGATATGGATGTGACACTATCCCCCAATTAGGACGATACGCGGCTTCTACAAGATCAACCTCATTTGGAACGAATTTTGCGTTGGGAACTTTTTTACACCCATAATACAAAACTGGCCATGTAGGTTGCATCGTTTTGTTAACAAATTTAGTAAAGTCATATCTAGATGCAACAACCCATTGTCGTTGTTTGTCGTATACAGTTTTTATAGGTTTAGGCACGTTCCATTCAATAAATAATGATGGGTCATATAGTACTATCCTGTCTGGATCCACGCACAACGCTTTAGCATAATTATCTCTGCACTCTTCATCATCTACTAACCACGGTAAAACGTGGACTAAGATAGGTGCACAAGAATATATAATATGTTTTAGCGCTTTATCATACATGTCTCTTTCAGACGACGTAGCTTTTCGACCGAGCAATTTTTCTCCAAACCTGAGATATCCATCAACATCTTTACTGCAAGCTAATAGATTTTTACCAATGCCATCGATATGCCAATCGTCGACAAAATATACGACTTTGCGATTATCAATAGATGTTACAATATTTTCTGCTGTCTTAAGAAATCCACCCGAAACAAAAGAATTCAATGAGTATAGACCATATAGTAACACATCAGATTCCATGATATCTGAAGTATTTAGTATTTCGTGCTTTTCATTCGTTTCAAAATAATCGAGCAATCCTTTTGCAGCACTAAAAAGCGGATTCTTTTTTCTACGAATATTTAATTGATTAGAGGTTACACCTGTAATCTGAATTTTCATCTAACTCCTTTCGAAATAAATAACTCTAGTCCAATTTTTGTTGTCGTTCATGTTTGAAGTATCTGATGACAAAAAGCCTTGGCTTTGAAGATTCGCGATTACTATATTTGCAAGATATCTAAATTCTTTACGGCCAAAGTGAAATTCAATTATGATTTGTTTTACGAAATCTGGTATTTTCAAATCAGTGTTAAAGATGTCGTATTCAGCGCCTTCTACATCGCATTTAATAATTGTTGGTTTATACACACTCAAAAGCTCACCAATTCTAACGATCTCAGCAGTAAGTGGATTACCACGTCGTCTTTTTACATACATAGAATGCGCACCGCTATTCTTATTGGCTTTATAATATTCTATAGGTGCATCAAAATGTTCGTTCGAAACAACTGCTTTGTTCAAAGAAATAATATTCTTATAGAACCTAACGTTTGCTTCTAACAATTTATAATTATCAGGATCCATCTCGACTGTTACAATTTTTCGCACCTTGTTTGCTAATGGAACAGCAAAAGTCCCAATATGACCGCCAATATCCAAAATGATATCCGACTCGTTAAACTTCAATTGCTTATATTGCTTACAACCGAGATTTTCACGAATAGTATACATATCTCCAAAGTTCCCCTCTCTAAAATAGAATGGGATCTCATTAAAATGGAGAATTCCATAGTTTTCTTCTGTTTGCTCGCTCATTTTTCCTCCTTTCTCTGTTGAATTACGAATTTCACAAAATCGGGGCAAGTTTCTGCTTCGTCTTTTGTGATACGTTTTTTATGCGATTTGCACATATATCTAGCTGGAATATAACTAGTATCCATGTCAAAATTATTACAATATATACATCGTTTTTTACGCTTCATGCATGCACCTTTTGAAACTTGCGTGTATTTTGTTCATACAATTCACTAATACGTTGAATATCAACGAGCGGATATTTAAAAACAATACCACCGGCACATACGCAATAGAAACTGCCTTTTTCATACGCGGTGCAGGTTCTATGTACAAATGGAGTGTTATTACCCTTTAACCAAACACTAATCGTATACTTTTTTACTTCACTCATTTTGCACGTTTTCTGCCGCCAATATCTTTAGCGCCGAATAAGGCCATTTTGTGTCATAACTCCATTCAGGAACTTCGCTTTGCATGCGATAACATGGCTCAACTTCGCCATCCATATCAAGTTCTGGAGTTGCCCACGTAGACGCAAGATAGGTGTATTCATCCATTACTGGCTCACCGTCTCGAAAAATTTCGCCACCCGTCCACTCCCAATCACTTTTAAGTCCAGCCGATGCTATTACAGGATGAACTTCTGCTATGCGTTTCGCGGCTTTATCCCAATCGAAAACCATAAGCTCTTTGCCTCTATTTGCTTCTCCCATAGCGAAGGCTTTTAATGTATCCATTTACTCCTCCTCATTAATCTGATCACTGAATAACTTGTTGTATTTTCTCTCCAAAAAATTCCATAAGTCCTCCTCTCCAAGATTCATCGAATATACTCCAGTGCTTTAGCAAACGCCCGCTTTTTCTCCTTAGCTCTATCACCAAATACTGCACTTTTAGCAGCATCTTCTCTGCTTCCTCTAAAATCAGCAAATTCAACCACACTATTGTACGCAGCCCAAGGAGTTCTAGCAATGCTATTATGTTCGTCACAAATGCGCTCATAGTTTCTAAATGCGCCATCGCGGAGTTCTTGTGCTTTTTCAATCCAATAATTATAAGACTTCTCTGCATACTTAGCTTTATCATAGATAAGCCCAAGTTCCAATGGACCAGAAGTCTCATCAAATTCTTCGAGTAAATTAGTTTTTGCGCTCTTTTTTGGATTTGGATAAGCGGCTTCAAAAATAATTTTCGCTTCATCATCTTCGATTACAGCAGAAGCTAACGCATCGAAAGACGCCATGGTTTCTTTAATCGCGCGCTGCATTTTTTGCATCATATCAACCCGCGCAGAAAGAATATCTTTGGTATCCGTATTGTGAATTATCGCATCTGATATGATTGATTCTCGTAACCCACTAATCAAAGTATTTTGGCATACAACTCTAATTGGAGTAAACGCGATCTTTAACGAAGTGCCCCCGTCTTTTGTGTCTGTAATCAGAAAGAATTTCCGGATGTGCTCGCCTTTTACTTCATCATCGCCAGCATCAAGAGTAAGAAACATTGTTTCACCTACTCCTAACGCCCCGGCAGTTTCTACAGGCCATGAATCAGTCAACGGATCCACAATCCTAGCGATATCTATATTCTGCAGTATAGAATATGAAGGGGACGCCACTCCCAAAAATCTATACTCCGAATCGTCTCTTGTGGGCTCTCTAAAAATACCATACTTTCCCGTTAATGCGTTAGCACCATCAATATACGCAATTAGCGGGGCCTTAATTACATTAAAGTTTAGACCTCCTTTTACTACTGCTTCGCTTGCACTAAGCTCAGCATCGAACGTTTTTCCAAGACCATGCCATGCAGGTTCACGGCGTCCAAGAAAACGTTCTCCGAACAAATTTGCACTCATATTGCCTCCTTCTGCGACTTTTAAAGTCCTATTTGATAATATAATTCTATCATCTAGGTACTATTTAGGTAGTCATTGGAGATATCAAGAGGTTAACAATAGGTTAAACTTTCTCATTTATTTTTGATGTTCGGCTAAAATCATTCCTTATGTGTTAGAATAAATTATGAACCAGCAGATCTACAAACTCACAGAATTACGTTATTGCGTGCTGCCATTAGCAAGGCGCAAAAAGATCCCACTAATACAACAATGGAATCAGAAAGCTACATTTGATCCAACTACCATTGATAACTGGGAATCTACATATCCAGGTTGTAATTGGGGCGTTGCTACAGGCAAAAAGTCAGGGATAATAGTCATTGACATAGATCCAAGGCACGGTGGAGATATTCAATGGAAAAGACTAACGTCTGGAAAAACTATTAATACCGCCGTATGTAAAACAGGTGGTGGAGGCGAGCATTATTATTTCGCACTAAATGACGACATTATTGTTAATAGCGCGGTGTTATCAACACACCCAGGTATTGACATTCGCGGCGAAGGAGGCCAAGCGGTCGTCCCACCATCAATACACGAAAGCGGAGACCCATACATTTGGATTAAAGCACCATGGAATGTCCCACCAGAACCTATTCCAGACTGGCTGCTCAAAGTGATTATAAAATCGAACGCAGGTCAAGTAGTTGGAACTACAATGATAGAAGGCCAACGAAATGATTCAATATTCCACCAAGCTCTTATGCTTGCTAGACAAGGTGCGCTAAGAGAATTCACTATTTCTGCTCTTAAAACATGGCGAGATGAATCAGGCGCGAAAGATCTTCCTAATTCCGAAATAGAGTCAACAGTAGATAGTGCGTACAAACGCGTAGACAAAGAGAAAATCACTAAAAATAATCAAAGAATAGAGCGTACTGATAGTGATAATGCAGACAGAATTGTTAGACTTTATAGCGAAGACATTAGATACAGCCCAGGATATGGATGGTTAGTGTGGAATGGAAACACATGGGAACCAGATTCAGAGAATGCAAAGCTAACTTTATTAGCAACTGAGTCGATGATTTTATTAAGAGATGAGGCGTTAGAAGATGCTAAACAACCAGACAATTTCAAAGCAGCACTTGCTAGAGCTTCTTGGGCGACATCGTCTTTAAATGCAGGCAGATTGCACGCAGCAATTGATTTAGCGAGAGCTAGAGAAAAAGTGCGCATAGATATTGATAGGCTCGACGACAAAGATACAAAATTCGTGCTAAATACTCCAAATGGAACAGTAAACTTAAAAACTGGAGAATTATTAGACTCCGACAAGAAGGCGTTAATAACAAAATGCACAACTGTTCCGTACAATAAAGAGGCCGAGTGCCCATTTTGGTTGAAAACGCTAAATTTAGCATTTAACGGAGACCAAGAATTGATTGATTATATGCAGCGAGCAATAGGTTATTCAATAACTGGGTCGATATCAGAGCAGTGCTTATTTATATGCTGGGGTGAGCAAGGAAACAACGGAAAGTCTACAATACTAGAAACGATACAAAAGATCTTAGGATCCTACGCACAAATGAGCGATATGAAAGTTATTACTTCTGCAGAATCCGACAACCGAGTTGCAAGTAGTTTAGCAAAATTGCCAGGGGTTAGAATCGTTTCGATGAACGAGGCTGAAGAAAATCAAAAACTAAGTGAAGCGCTCATTAAACAAATAACTGGTGGTGACACACTTCAAGCATGCAAAAAATTCAAAGAACCTTTCGAATTTCAACCACAATTCAAGTTATGGGTAAGAACCAATGAAAAGCCAATTATTCGGGGCATGAGCGACGCTATCTGGCGCCGCATAAAACTAATACCTTTCGAAGTTCCAATTCCAGTATCAGAACGCTTACGTCGTGACGATGTTGACCAAATGTTAACAGATGAGTATGAAGGAATTCTTAATTGGTGCGTACAAGGCGCGGTAAAATGGAACAAAAAAGGTTTAATGGACCCTAAAATAGTAACCGCTGCAACCTCTGGTTACAGAACAGAGATGGATATAATTCAATCCTTCTACGATGAATGCGTAATAGAAGCTCCAGACGCTTATATTTCACGAAGTGAATTATACCAAACATTTTCACGTTGGGCCAGAGAAAATGGCCTGCGATATATTATGACTGCTGACGCGTTCAGTAAACGCTTAAATAAAAAGCTAAACTGCACAGAGAGAAAAAAGGTCCGAGGCCAATATGTATGGCAAGGAATAAAGCTCTCTGAATTCGCGGAGGCGGCATTCATAGTTTAAGGATATGATGAAACCTGAAATTCAAAAGTTGTCTTATTCAAGCGTAGCATTATGGAACTATTGCCCGAGAGCATGGTTACTTAGATATCATTATAAATACACTACGCCATCTTCACCAGCACAGGTATTTGGAACTGCGATGCATAAAGCAATTCAGGCGTCACTATTAGAAAAACGTAGTTTGAGTGATATGACAAGCCGGTTCCAGAACTACATGTTTAACGCGATCTTTGAAAATAAAATAGCAATAAGAGCTAATGACGTCACCACACTTGTGATATCCGGTCAAAATATTTTGAACGACCCCATGATAGGCGGTATTTTAGAAACCATCGAGGTAGAAGCCGAGTCCCAGATAGAACGGGAATTCGAATTCCGAGTCCCCGAAGTCCGGCCACCCGTAATGGGGTTCATTGATATTGTAGATAACGATGGGATTCCATACGACATAAAAACTAGTAAATGGCAGTGGACAGAAGAAAAAGCAATGAAAGAAATGCAGCCGGATTTTTATCTAACCGCATTAGAAGCTGCAGGAACTCCATCACCAGACGCCAAGTTTACTTACATAATCATAATGAAAACAGAAGAACCATTTGCTTACTTAATAGAAACTACTCGACCAAATTACAAAGAAAGAACACATGAAATGGTGCAGAAAATGTGGGAAGGAGTAAAAGCTAAAGAGTGGGAAAACGAATGCATTAGACCTGCATGCAAAAGCTGCGGACTAATAAAAGAATGTGGGAGATTGAAGTTATAACTCTTTAATTTTTCCCAACTTCCTCACGCGTGGGTGTAGCTCTCACGCGTGGGGTGTTTCCAAGGGTGTAGCTCGGGGTGTAACTCGAGGTGTAGCCAACTAGTGCGCGTGTGCGCAGAGGCGAGGTGCGGCGAACGCGTGGGTGTGTAGAACCGCCTCGATCTCATCTTCAGCCCAAAGTCATTGGGCACGCAGGGGTCCTGCAAGGATAGAGTATATAAATATACACTATTAAGCGCCACGATAACCTGGAGGTCCTGGGAGGTCACTGGTGAAACCCTGCATTTCTTTCTATGAGCATAATTTCCAAAAGTGGTCGTTTACAAACATCAAAAGAGAGCCTTCTCCAAGGGCTCTCTTTTATATGTATGTTAGCGCGCTCTATCAATATATTCTTGTTCTACAAGCGTCTTCGAGTATCTTGCAATCTTCTTCAAGGTCGCTGTATTGGTAACTGTTGTGCAGCAGCACCGGTTTCATCATTTTACCGGTGAGGCCCTTTGCTTCTAGTTTTCGTTGACTGTCAACCATGTAAGCACCTAGTTTACTGGACAGATCGACCTCTTGCAAGACGCAATCGGGGATGTCCCAATGATTTTCCTTCAATATTGGTTCCACCACTTGCGGGTACATATGGTACAGTTTAATTTTGAACAGGAGCCGTTTGCCAACTATTTTCAAAAGCTCGCGGTCAGAGAACGCGTACTTTGAAAATGGTACGTCAAATGTGCGGCCGAACAATTCATGAGTAACAACCACGTCGTCCCACCGAAGTGTGGACCATTTTTTCCAATGATCGCGATAGCGCAAGTTTTCCCACATTCCATCACTTATTTGCCCTTGCATCTCGCACATGAACACAATTTTTACTTCCATCGAAGGCACATACAATTTGTGATTTTCTGCAATCATATTATGCTCGCGTCTGCTTCGCCCAAATATCAAAATGTTTGAACGCATATAGAATTAAGGTTTGCATTGGAGTAAACTCGGCGTTATCAGCAATCCATTGAAGCAAGCGCTCAACTACCATGGATTCTGATTTATTCATTTGACGCACCAAAAGGTCGAATTCTACTTCGTGCGAGGGCTTGATTTTATTCATTTTTGGTTCCATAGTTCCTCCTACTTTTGTTGTGGCGTCGAACTTTTTGTTGCCATTGGCGCCATGAGTATTTCGAATACATTTTTACGCTTGCGCGGCTTAAGCATTTTGACCACTTTTCGAAGCACCAGGATCCCAGCCGTTCCTACAAGCAGTCGTTTAGTTCGTGGAAATACGCTCATTTGATCGCTCTTATCTGAGCCGATGGGGCGCCTTCTTTCCTTGCAGCGAGTATTTCCGGTATTGAAACCGCTAATCCTACAAGGTAGTCGTCATTCCACGATACTCGGCCTCTGACATATGTAACCATATGCGTTACGCCTTTTACAGTGGCGCCGTGCTCTATGACCATTTGTTTTACGCTTTCGGCAAGTTCTGCCGCAACTTTTGCGTACCCATCGATCATAGTATCCCATTCTGCAGAGAGATCGGCGATTGTAAGTTTGAGATCCGGAGGAATGATAGAGTCCAACAGTTGCGTTTTCTCTGCCTTCAATCCTTCGATAATATTAAGGGCCTCTGAATACTGATTCAGGAGATCAACGATTTCGTTGGTCATAATTGTCTCACTCTCTCGACTTCCCATTCCTCGTCTTCTTCATACAAACTATACTCGAGACCAAGATCTGAAGGATCGCGCATATCACCAATATACTCATAAATGTCGTCTTCATGAAGCGCTTTCATGTTGAAAGTGAACGTCACTTTCTTGACTAAGGTCACTTCAAAATCGTCGGCGATCTGATCGAAGATGTATTCCACGAATTCGGCAATCGATTTCTTAAAGTCTTTCGCGCCAGGCAGCTCTCTAAGCGACTGATCTCGCAAATATGGATATTCATCTTCGAACGCTTGCCAAAATGCGGCCTCCGCTACATAAGTAACGCGGTCTATTTGGTTCTGATAAACGTTAGCGTCCATTCTGCACCTCGTATTCTTTTGCCAACATAACTAGAACTCGGCCGAGTCTCTTGTACCCAGCCTTCATATACCAATTCTGGTACCATTTGAAGAGAGCTCCTAAGGAATCCTCTTTTGGCATGGATTTTATCAGTGCTCTGAGCTCTTGCTCAGCAGCATCTCCAGCCGCGTCCATTTGTTCTAAGATTTCGTTTTTTACCATTTCGCTCCTTTGCAATCATTATTTTTGTAAACTAGGGCCCCGAAAACCGAGGCCCTAGATTTTACCACCCGAGTTCGTCTTTCACTACCTCTGGTAGATAGCCAATCTGCTCGCCCTCTACAAGGTAAATTACACCGGGATCAAAGTCTTCGTTTTCTTCAACTTCCTCTTCGCTTTCTTCACCATTGTACGGCCGTTTAGTTACCCAAGATGAACGCGCTCTCAATGTTCCATTGCCGCTTTTGTCAATCCAGATGACATCATTCACGTGATATTCTAATGGCCAGCTTGGTTGGGAAGCCAAACGAACTTCGGCGTCGTCATCAAAGTCCTCTAGCAATCTCTTTAACTCGTATACGTTCATTGCGTTTCCTTTCTTGTTCACATAAATCATTGAGAACATCTAAACCTTCTGCGTAACTGTCGACATGTTCACATATCCCGTGTCCAATTACATAGAAGCCATCAGGCTGCTTGGTGATGCGCGCTCGGCCTGTGTTGGTGCTTACACCATTAGTGAAGTGTAGCGTTGACATAATTGTGTGTCCTTTCTCTTTGGTTTGGTTTGATTTTGTGCGATTTTGCGCACATCGTTGCTGGCAACTTTCGTTACCAGCAACATCTGCGCGAAATCAACTTTCGAGGTCAAGCAGGAGCAAATTCTCGGCCTCTACTTTTGATTGGGCTTCCTTAACAGCGTACTCAATGATCTGATACGCGAAGAATCCATTTGACCAGGTTTCAATGCCCCGCATCTCGGAGTTAACTCGCATGATCTCGTTTACATTTCGTACGATTGCCGCAAGATTGTTGCTGATGCATTCTAAGCGCTCGTAATCTTCTTTAGTGCGGCTAACCACTTCTTTGTGTTCATTCGCGTTTTCACTCATTTTACG